TCACTATGAACGGCGGTCTTAAAGTTTTGAGTCAGGGAAAAATTAATAGTGTTTCGCTTAATAAATTTGCATATAGTTATGAAAATTCGTCTGTTAATCGTGATTTTGTTGATACTGCAAGTTTGTGTGACCAAGCTCGCCGATATTTGCAACCAACAGGTTTACTACATTCGGGGGTAACGCTTTGATTAACGGTATTGAAGCAATTCCACCTGAACTTCTTGGAATGGTTGCTATATTAAAAAAAGCAATTGGAAAAGATGATGAAAATAACATAAAATATCAAAAAATTGATTTGTCAATGGTTCGCATTGATTTTACAAAAGATGTGATGAGGAATAAAGCTGGTGACCAAATTAATTTAAACGGTTTATTATTTTATGACGAAACATATTCGTTTCCAATAAACGCTAAATTTGAAGAAAACGATATTATAGAATGTATTTGGATGGGTACGAAGTACGAGTTTAAAATTGTCGCTATTGAACCGGTTTTTGCCTTCAATCGACCTATTTATTGGATAATCGGGTTGGTTTGATGCCTAAAAAAAAAGAATTAGATGTCAAAAAAGCAATGGAGAAAATTGAAAAAGCAAAATATTCTTCATCGGGTAAATTAGCAAGTGAAATTCACAAGGATGCGAATTTCTTTATTCCTGAGCGGGAAGGTTATTTGAAGAGAAAAGTGAATGTTTTTTATGATTCATTGCTTAAAGTATGGCGAATTCAGTGGAATTCAGTCTATGCAAGGCGATTGTATTATGGATGGATATTTAAATTTTCAAAAGTAAAAAATCCAAACGCATCAGCATATTGGTATTTGAAAGCGAGAAGTGATAAATTAAGCAAATGGATTGAATTTGCGAAAAAATCATTTAAAAAAGATTATAACAACCTAAAATGAAGGCACGAAAAATGAACGCTTTAACTCATTGGATATTTGGCGAAGGATTTGAAACAAACACTTCTTATGTCGCAATTTCATATTTATTAGGATTATTATTTTCCTTTTTGGTATGGATTTATGGTGATTGGTGGGGATTGTTTGTTGTAATCATCTTATTGATTGCTCTTGACACGTTTGTCGGATTTTTGGCGGCGTGGAAATATAAAAGAGCCAACAGTGATGATTTTTTTTATAAATTATTCAGGAAATGTGGAGTATACGTTGCATTTTTGGCTCTTGCGGCAATTCTTGATTTTGTGCTACAACTAACAATAACAAATGGTATTGATATTTTTGATATTTCACAACTTTCAATTTTCGGAATTTTTTTGAATCCGTTCATTTTATTTGCCACAGTGGCAATATTTATAAAAGAAGTTTGGTCAATACTTGAAAATATCGAAATTATAGATAGTACTTTGGTACCTCCTATATTTAAACAAATTCTTGATAAAATCAGAAAATTAATTTTCAAAATTGTACCCGAAGAAGAAAAAGACGAAAAAGAGGAATAAAATGCCGATTCCAAAGAAATTTTTAATGGATTTTAATAAAAAAGTATGTAGTCAACTTTCTGCGTTTCTTGATGTTCCGAACGCAATCGGACTGCGCATAGACGAATTCACTAAAATTTCTTTGGATATTATTCCTTCCGCTCCTACTCAACGCTATTTTCAATCCGAACAACACAAAACTGAAATGACTCTTTCTTTTTTGGCAGTTGATTCGGAAATGAAAAAAGCATTGGAAATGCTTGAAACGATTAAATCGTTTTTTCAACAAAATGTAAAACAAAATTTATCTAAAATATCCGATGAAAACAATTGGAAAGTGCAATCAGTTCGACAAGTTACTGAACCGTCATTTTTTGATATTTATGAAGATGGAAAAAGTTATATTTATTCCATGAATATTACAGTTTATATAACATACTAAAAAGGTGAAAATAAATGCCGACCCCGACCCCTTTAGAATATACTGAACCGCAATCTTTGATGCCCAACTACGAATCCGAATTTTATGTATCGGAAGATTTGATTACGGACAATCCGACTTGGACACCTGTGATGGGTGTTACGAATCTTGACAACAATTTTGACCCTGTTACTCTTACTCGTGCTTATTACAACGATGGTGGAGCGCAAAGAGAATTTCCGATTGGTTTCAAATACATGATTTCCGTCACCGGCGACCGTGATTTGAATGATGCTGGTCAAAATATTTTATTTGCCGCCGCTCGTATTTTTGCGACCGGCTCTGCTCGTCAAATCAGAGTGAAGCAAAGAACTGCTGAGTTTGAAATTACGGGTATTTGCAATCAAGGTTACGGTATTGCTAAAAACGGTGAAGCTCTTGAACTTGCAACTTTTGACTTAGAATTTGGATTTCAAGGCAAACCGACCGTTGATGTTGTTTAAAATTCATAAAAAGAAATGAGCGAAAAATATGACTTATGAATTTAAAAAATCGGAAAAATTTCCAATGGAAATTGTTATTGATGGACAAACTTACATATATTACGTCAATGAATTTACAGTGAACGCTGAAACTTATGCGAAATGTCAACGATTGGTTGAACTTTCGCAAAAGGACATGGAAAAAGACTTTGATGAAATTTCCAAAGAATTTCCGATTATCGTTCGTGATGTTTGTCTTTCCATATTCGGCGATGAAATTACAAACGCTTTGGTTGATTTTAGTGATGGAAATTTATATGAATTAAGTGCAATGCTTATTCCGTATTTAGAAGATGAATTTTTAGAATCTTTCAAAAAAATTGCACAAGAAAAATATAACAACAAAGTGAATTCGTTAAGACCAAAAAAGAAATCTGTGGAACAATGACCGAATTTTCAGAAAATAGTTTAAATCCGATTCTGAAATATCGCCGGTGGGAGTTGCAATTAAATTTATCACTTGAACGTGTATTGAACGTGATTTTCGCATTGGATGAAGAAGAAGAAGTGCCGGAAAATGAAAGAATTCAACAGCTTGATAGATTTTATTTGGTTTTAGATAACCTGCTTGACATAAATTCCGATGGTGTTGATTGCTTTACTTTCTTGGATGAAATGTTGTGTGAAGAGCAGTAGGAATTATTCACCATATTGCTCAAATCTTACGTTTTTCCGCCTGAAAAAGCATTTTCTGATGCTACGCCGAGCTTTGACATCAAATCGGATTTTAAATTTGTTTATACGGCGATTTTGAAGAGTTTTCACATAGATATTATTGATGATATGTCTAAAATTTCGTGGAAAAAATTTCAAATGTTGTTAAAAGATGTTGGTGAAGATTGTTTTTTAAATTATGTTATTAAAATTCGTGAAGAACCATTACCGTTGCCTACAAAGGAAAATATGGAAAAACGAACACAGTTGCGTAGGTTGAAAATGAAGTATGACTTGCCTTATCTTAAAAGAATGAGAGAAAAGCAAAAACGTGAAACATTGCGAAAAATGGCAAAAGAACAGAAACGAACGGTGGAATAATGCCAAGAACAGATGCTGACGGATATATTAATGTTGATGTCAATTTTGATTCCAAAGATGCGGAAAAAGAATTGAAAAATTTTAAAACGAAATCCGAAAGCGTAGCGGATGGTATTTCGGAAAATTTTGATGAAGCTGGTGATGATATTGGTAAATCAATGGAAGAAGCGGCAGATAAGGGTTCCGGTAGTATGTCTAAACTTGACAAAAAATCCGCCGGTCATGCCGGAGCAATAGCCGGAGTTTTCGCCGCTGTTACTACAAAAATCATAAACTTTTTTGCCGAAGTTGCGAAACAAGCGGCTCAAGCATTAAAACAAGCGGTAAAAGAATCTATTTCTTTGGTTTCAAGTTTTGACGATGGGTTGCGAAAAATTCAAGTTGAAATGGGTTTAACGGGAAAAGAAGGCGAAGAAACTTCAAAACGTCTTGCGGATGCGGCTCGTCAGGTTGGAAAAGAAACCAAATTTTCTGCCGTTGAAGCCACAGAAGCGTTAGCTATTCTCACATCTGCTGGATATGATGCGGCACAAGCGATTGAAATGCTACCGCTTGTTACCAGATTAGCGACAGCGGGAAACATGAATTTAGTTGAATCTGTTGAATTTTTAAGAAATTCAATGGGTAATTTACGAATTGCGGAAGCTGATGTTGAAAGTTATATTGACAAAATGGCTATAACGGCACAAAAAAGTGATGCGAGTATTCGTGGTCTCGGTGAATCGTTTAATGAGGTTGGTTTATTAGCCGCAAACGCAAATCAAGATGTAGATAAGTTGATGACCACATTTGGTCTCATGGCGAACGCAAATATCAAAGGTGCCGAAGCCGGAAGTGTGATGCAAAGATTGATTTTATCATTACAATCAATGTCGGACGCTTCACAGAAATCTTTAGATGGTCTTGGAGTATCTATTTATAATGCTGATGGGTCTATGCGTGATGTTTTGGATATTATGGTTGACCTTAATTCCGCAACAAAAGATATGAGTGACCAAGCGAAAGCGGATATTTTCGGTCAATTGTTCAGCAGACGTGAAATGGAAGCTGTGCAGGCAATGATGAGTCAAATTGACAAAGGAGCTTTAAGTCTTTTTGATGATATTACCAATAATTCCGAAGGTGCGGCTCAAGCAATTGCGGATACTCTTGAAGGAGGCATTGGCGGATTTTTGCGTTCTATGAAAAATTTGTCACAAGACATGCTTCTTACGCTCGGAACTGCTATACAACCTTTCTTGGATACGATTTTTCCGTTAATTAAAGATTTAATGGTTGATATTGGGAAAGGTCTTGAGGAATTTTTTGGAGCTTTTTCCGAAGAAAATATGTCTACTGCTAAGGAAACATTGACTCTTTTAGTTGAAAGTTTAAAATTAATTATTCTTCATATGTTAAGAATGGCGTCTGTTCTGTTTCCGATTTGGGCAGATTTTTGGACTATTTTATTAAAATTGATTAATCCTGTTTGGAAAATTATCAATATTCTCGGTTCTTATTTATCAAATTTTCTTGTTCAAACATTGAAAATTTTAATAAATTCTGTAAAATTATGGTTTGCGGAGATGCAACCTGCTTTTGAGTATTTGAAACCTGTTATGGAATGGATTGGTAATTTTATTTCCGATTTGAAAGATGAACTTCAAAGATTGTGGGATATTGCAAAACCAATTTTGGAAAAACTCGGTTATCAGTTCAGTGAAATGCAAACTACCATTTCAGGAGCTAAAGAGGAGTTAAATGAATTTGAGAAAGGGTTAAATTCTTTGGATGGTAAAGTGGTTAATACCACCGTCAACACTAATTATATGTCCAGCGGAAGTAGTTCAATGAGTGGTGGTGGCGGTGGAATGGGCGGCGGCGGTTCAGGTGGAGCTACTACGGTTTATGCTGGAACAGGATTTAGTTATGATGCTCGCACAGATGCTTATACCAACGTCAAGACCGGTAATGTTATACCCGCTTCCGATGTTAGTTCAAGAAGTGATTTAACAAGCAAAGTTAAGTATCACGATGGTGGTATTGTTGATGGGGTAGGTGACATTCCGGCATTATTGGAAGCGGGTGAAATGGTTTTAACAAAACCAATGCAGTCTAAACTTTTCGGTATGATAAATAATGGAAATATATCCTCCAATGGCAACAACGGTTGGAGTTTACCGGATATTGTAAATGCTTTATCGGAAGCCATTAAAAATACTCCATTGTCAATAAACAATAATGTAAATGCGATTTTTGATAAACGTAAATT